TCAAGAAGGACACATATTTCAGTGAATTGAAGGAGGCAGAACTTCGCAAGGACAAGGTTGATGAACTGATGAACATGACCCAGTATGTCGGTAAGTTCTTCTCATATGCGTGGATTCGTAAGAATGTTCTGAAACTTACCGATGAAGAAATCGAGAAGATGGAAAGTGAAATTGATGATGAACGTAAGAAGGGAATGATACCACAGGATCAGTCGGAATACGGACTATGAATAAAAAGATAGAGGAAATAATCAATAATGTTTTGGAAGAAGATTTTGAATCTTTCAAGAAAAATATATTGTTGGCTATTTCTGAAAAAATAGACATGTCGTTTGCGAATAAAAGAGAAAAGGTTTCTCATGAAATTATGGGTGTAACAGAAACTGCAAATGCTTCTTCACCCGATCAAGCAAAAGCAAGTGCCGAACTCACAAAAGCTGATGCGGAAAGACAAGCTCTATTTGTTGATCCTATGATGGCAAAAGAGTTTTTCTTGTTTGATATGGATTATAAAGGTCATGTCATAACCATCAAAAGTTTGGGAACAGGAATAGGAAAACCTGTCGTTTCTTACATAGATGATGAGCAATTTGAAGTTTTTGCAGACAAAGATGTCGCAAAAGAAAAGTCAATGGAAGCTGTTGACAAACTCATAAAAAGAGGATTGAAAACAATAAAATATCTGAGAAAGACCGACGATCATATAAAAAGATTAGAAGCTGAAAAAGAAAAAGCAGAAAAAATGACTGCTAGTTTGGTTTCCGCTGAAAAAGAAAAAAGTGGAAGTGGTAAAGATAAATAAAAAATAAATCTTTGGAGAAGATATGCTAAACGAAGAAAAAATGACGGAATATCAAAAGTTTTTTATGGGAGCTTTGAAGAAGTTTGGAGTGAATTCTCCCACCGAATTCAAGTCTGAAGACGAGAAGAAAAAGTTCTTCAATTACGTTGACAAGAATTGGACTGGCGAAAAGAGTGAAGAAGTGGAAGCACATGAAGACATAGTTTCCGAAGCAAACGCATTCCTCAAAGCTCGTGCTGCAGCAATTTGGGAAGGAAACGACGAATTTGAATTCAATGGGAAGATTTATCCCGTGGTCAAAGTTGAGGAAGAGAGTGAATGAAATCATTTTCACACTATCTTTCAGAAGATTATGATGGAGAGATGGCAATCTCTCAGCTTCGTTCCATTATTGAAAATGCAAACGAATTATTGAGTATGATGAGTTCGGAAACCAATCTTGAGCCTTGGGTTCAGAGTAAACTAACAAAGGCACAAGATTATGTTTCAGTGGTTCACGATTACATGAGTCATAATCCAGATAGTTCAGTAGAAGAAGGTTCACTTCTTCCTTCGGAAAGAAATGACCAAAGAAACTATAGAAAAACTTCTTCTGGCTCAAAGGTCGGAATGAAGTATTACAACAAGATGAAAAAACCAAATGAAAAACCAGATGCGGCAGCATCATTCAAAGCAAAGCAAGTTCATAAAGGAAAGTATCATGCCTGAAAATCACACTGAAAATATGATTAATTCTGTTCTCAATAAGAATGCAGTAGATTTCAAAAATCATCTTGATACCGCAATGAGTGAAAAGATTGCCGCTGAGCTTCGTGACAAGAAGACAGAATTGGCAAACTCCATGTTCAAGGAAAACAATTCCAAGGAGATGCAGAGCACCATTGTTGGAAAGAAGAAAAGAGAGAAGGCAGAAGACGAAAACGACCTTGCTATGAAAGGTTCAGAGGTAGCAGAGGAAGAAGAATGAAAAAATTCAAAGACCTTAGAGAAACCATAAAGACTGTTGAACTCTCAGAGAAGAGTGATGTATCTTTTGAGACAAAGGATTCCAAGACAGCTGAGATGGTCAAGAAAGAACTTTCAAAGATAGTCAAGGCTGACTTCAAGATGAACAAGAGCGGTTCAAAGTATGTTGTCACTGTAACTCCTCGTTCTTCATCGGATGAAAGAATTGTCAAATCTTTTCTGGATGATGCTGAAATAGAAACATTGAAGGATGAATTCATTTCTTCTTTGATTCGTAGTAAAGACATAAGAGAAGAATATACTTTGAAAAATTCCTCTGGAGAAGAAGTAACCATAACTCCAGAAATTTCAGAGAAAATAGTACATATTCATGACAATCTTTCAAGAGACAATCAAGAGGTCTTCATGGATATGTTGGTTCACTCAAGAGAAACATTTGAGCAAGTTGTGAATTTTTGTGAGTCATACTCAAAGAGATAAGAGGTAACGAATGGCATATACGACTATAACTTCAACACATAAAAAGTTTTCTGCTATTTTCACAGGAACTACCACGTTAGATTCTTCGTCAGCAATTTTTGGGGGAGTTACCGCAGAGCCTTCAACATTCGGCTTCAATAGAGCATTTGTTGACAATGGACAGACTGTTACTCTTACTTTTCATGGTGTGGGTGCAATAGTTCTTCCTGCTGGAACAACAAATTTCAGAGGAAACGAAATTGGATTTGGTTCATTCACCGGATGCACAGGTGTTTCAGTCGCTGTTTCTGGCGGAAGTGCTGTTTTGGAATTCAGTGGAGTTCCCACGACAATATCGGAAGATTACTTTAAGTAAGGACAATCAGACATGAAACTATTCAGAGAAATAAACGAAGAAGTTGAAATTCTCACCGAAGAAACGGAAAAGGGTGAGAAGAAGTATTTCATTGAAGGAGTGTTTCTTCAAGGAAATCTTAAGAATCGCAATGGAAGAATATATCCAATGGAGATTCTTGACAAGGAAGCTTCCAGATATTCAAAAGACTTTATTGAACAGAGAAGAGCATTTGGTGAGTTGGGACATCCCGATGGACCAACGATCAACCTTGAAAGAGTTTCCCACATGATAACTTCTCTTCGTAGAGAAGGTGAAAACTATATCGGTAAAGCAAAAGTGATGGATACACCATATGGCAAGATAGTCAAGAATTTGATTGACGAAGGTGCTAAATTGGGAGTTTCTTCAAGAGGAATTGGTTCACTTGAAGAAAAAAGAGGAGTCAATTTCGTCAAAGACGATTTTCAACTGGCAACCGCAGCAGATATTGTTGCAGATCCTTCGGCTCCAGATGCTTTCGTGAATGGTATTTTGGAAGGTAAGGAATGGATCTATGAAGCAGGACTATTAGTTACTAGAAATGCTTCTAGAGCAGAAGAGATGGTGGAAGAAACAAAGAAAGAAATCAAGAAAATTCGTTCAGTAAATCCAAGAGTAGTGGAAGAAAAGGCAGTAAATGCATTTTCTCGTTTCATGCAAAATCTTTAATATTATAAATAAATAATAGAATCAAGGAGTAATTTCATGGATATTCAAGAAACAGCAAAGAGTCTGCTCGAAGCCGAAGAAAAGGCAAAAAGTGCAGCAACCAAACCAAAGTTCACTCACTCTGTAAAGGGTGGAAAGCACAAAGATTCAGAAGGTCTTGAGGGTTCAACACAAGGAATGCCTCCTGAAGGTTCTGAAGAAGACACATTAAAAGCAAATGTCGCTTCCAAGGAATCGGAAAGACCAACTGATGAAAAGATGCCTGGCAAGAAGGCCGGAAAACTTCGCAAGAAGGATTCTATGACCGATCCAGAGAGTGAAGTTGAAACTGAAATTGATTATCTCTCTGACAATCCAGGCAAGAAGGCCGCAGAGAAGGTTGGAAAGACAACTAAGTTGACCAAGGAAGATGAAGACAACGATGATGAAGAAGTCGTTGAAGAAGAAATTTCAATCGACCATCACTTGGAAGCTCTTTTCAATGGTCAAGATCTCACCGAAGAGTTCAAGGAAAAGACTGCAACCATCTTCAAGGCAGCAGTCAATGAAAGAGTTTCCGCAGTTGTGGAACAACTTGAAAACAAGGTAGAGACAAAACTCGCATCCGCAATCGAAGAAAACAAGGAAGAGATGGCAAATAATCTTGATTCTTATCTCAACTACGTTGTCGAAGAGTGGATGAAGGAAAATGAAGTCGCTATTGAACGCGGTCTCCGCAACGAGATCACCGAAGAATTCCTTTCAGGTCTTCGCAATCTTTTCCTCGAACACAACATTGACGTTCCCGAATCAAAGGTTGATGTTCTTGAGAAGATGGCAGAAAGAATTGAAGAACTTGAAGAAAGTCTCAACAAGGAAATCGAGAACAACATTTCTCTTCGTGAAAGAGTTGAAACCGCAGACAAGAGAGACGTTGTTGAGGAAATCGGATATGACCTTACTGCTTCAGAAAGAGTCAAACTCCGTAAACTTCTTGAAGGAATTGACGCCGAATCACACGAAGATTTTGTGACCAAGGCAAAGATTCTCAAGGAGAACTACTTTGCAGAAACAATTGAAAGATCAGTTGATTCAGACAATGAAATCCAAGATCTTCAAGAAAATTACGAATTCGAAACTGGTGGTAGCATGAGTGCATATGCTCAGGCTATCAGTAGAATCGGCAAGACCAGAAAATAATAAGATATTTCTTTTAAAGGAGTAAATAAATGGAACCTAGTATACTAACAGAACAACTTGAGAAGAAATGGCAGCCCATTCTTGAGCATGCCGATCTTCCCGAGATCAAAGATTCGTATCGTAAGCAAGTCACTTCGATTCTTCTTGAGAATCAAGAGAAGCACCTCAAGGAGGCTGCACCAGCCAACGCAACCGTAGCAGGTGGAAATTATCCCATGAACAATTGGGATCCCATTCTCATCTCTTTGGTTCGTCGTGCAATGCCCAATTTGATTGCTTATGATGTTTGCGGTGTTCAACCCATGTCTGGACCAACCGGACTCATCTTTGCTCTCCGCAGCCGTTACAACACTCAAAGTGGTGCAGAGGCTCTGTTCAACGAAGCACAGACCAAGTTTGGTGGTGCTGGTGGAACAGCTTATAACAACTCGTCCACAGGAAGTGGTGCAACCAGTGGTCTCGAAGGTGGAAGTGTTGATCCTCTTGCAACAATTTCGACAAGTGGTGTCAATGCAAGTCTTACACCAACTGGTGCTTACAGCACTCAGGCTGGTGAATCGCTCGGTGGTGCTGCTGCCGACTACTTCCCAGAAATGGCATTCAGCATTGAGAAGACAACCGTGTCTGCAAAGACTCGCGCTCTCAAGGCAGAATACACAATGGAATTGGCACAAGACCTCAAGGCAATTCACGGTCTTGACGCCGAAACCGAACTTGCTAACATCCTCTCGGCTGAAATCCTTGCTGAAATCAACCGCGAAGTTGTTCGCTCGATGTATTCAACCTCGAAACTCGGATGCCGCGCTGGAACAGTTCAGACCGAAGGTATCTTCGATCTCAACGTAGACGCCAACGGTCGTTGGTCGGTTGAGAAGTATAAGGGACTCATGTATCAAATCGAACGTGAAGCCAACTTCATTGCTAAGGACACTCGTAGAGGAAAGGGTAACTTCATCCTCTGCTCGTCCGATGTTGCTTCGGCACTTGCAATGGCCGGTGTTCTTGATTACACCCCCGCACTCTCGACCAACCTCAATGTCGATGACACTGGTAACACCTTCGCTGGTGTTCTCAATGGCAAGACCAAGGTTTATGTCGATCCTTACTTCAGTCAGTCAGTTGCTTATGACTTCTGCATGGTTGGATATCGCGGAACCAGCCCATACGACGCTGGTATGTTCTACTGCCCATACGTTCCATTGCAGATGGTTCGTGCAGTTGGTGAACAAACCTTCCAACCCAAGATC